GTTTTTCTACGGTGTTAAAGATTTAGCTCAAGTCGCCACCAACGACCCCGTCCCCGATAATGCGGCCCTCATCTTCACTGATGTTGATTATTATGCTGATATGCGCCATTGGCTCTTGCTTAACAAGCCGATCTTGATGTACACATTCGCACCTTCAACACTAGCAGGAACGACAGATGAGTATTCTTTTAGGACCATTGGAGACTACGTGGAATATCGCGTGGCAGGTGGAGCTGTCTACCGCCACAAGATTTGGGATTATAAGGGAGACTGTATGACGGTATGCGATCCGTCAACAGGTGATGTGCTAACATTTAATGTGGAACAAAGGATAATTGAAGGTGATACTGACCATCGCATTGTTTTATTAACTCCGATAGCGACAGTTCCCTATCCTGAATGTTTGTACCTCACTGGGCATCAGCCACTAGCACGAAAACAATACGGCAGTGGTGAATATAGACATATGTTCGATCCTCTAACAAAGATCTTGAGCTTGGCAGTAGATGGAAGTTACTCTTCTGTTGAAATTTCTGTCGATGTCTATAATGCTATAAGAGAAAGAATAAAAGCCAAATGTGGCCTTCCGTTAGTTTCTGATGTTGAGAAATATCTCTCACAACAGCAGGATGTTGATGCAGTGCTTAAGGCACCGCTTTTGTTTAGCTTGATGGATACTGAATTCAAACCCAATGTCGTATCGACTAGTGTGGTTCCAGTTAGCTATCAACCATTTTCGAAAATGAACAAAGCAGAAATCATATCCAACGATGGAAAACCTAAAGGCAGGGCAGTTTCACAGCCTATTTTCTCGAAACCAGCATTAATGCCCACAAAATCGATCTCAAGTGACATAAGTAGTGTAGAAGGAAGGGTAGATAAACCTCGTAATACGAAAGACCCACCTGCTTATATGAAACACCTTAAGGCGGAATTTGTTCGCCACCTTATAGGGGGAACTGCAGGAACCGGATCGAGCATTTCTACTGAGGAAGTGGCCCAAAAACAAGATAAGGCTGCACAGAAGAATCGGTTCGAGAACAGTAAACACTACTTTTCAGAACAGTTCGTGGGTTGCCTTCGGACGTTTATTAAAGCCGAAGGTTATTCCGCGCCAAATGAACCACGTACCATAACTCAAGTCCCCCAGGAGATAACCACGTTGCTATCCGAGTACACTTATGCCTTTAAGGAGGCTGTCCTCAAAAATGCACCCTGGTATGGCCCTGGCAAAACACCTGGACAAACGATTGATCGTTTACAAGAGTTAAC